TTCCGATACCATGCCCTTGTAGGCGGTATTGGATACGGAAGGCCATGCGATGGGCTTACCCATTGGCTTCATTCTCCTGTTCAGGAAGGGCAATACCAGCCGTATTGACGCGGCCAGAGCCTGCAATCTCAGCCAGACGGACTGCACGAGCCTCCTTGTCATCGTCGATACGGGCTTGGGCATGCTGTGCAAGGATACCGAGGGTCGTGATGAAAAGCTCAAGCTTCGCCTCATCACCTCGGATTGCACCGGCTACCAGTAGGCCGTACTTGCGCAATGCGGTCGTGAAACCCCATGTATCGCGCGGAAACTCGACCAGTGCCGGATTGGAAGAAACAGTCATTGTATTGTCCTTATGCTTTCCAGCCGCAGAGCTTTGCTCCGAACCGGTTATGTTGTACACCTTCCTCTACCTTCGTATCAGACAGGTGATCGATCTCGGTCTGTGTGTACCGGATGGGTTGGTTAAGCAGGCACCAATTACTGGTTGGCCCACTTACGCAACTCGTCACGACGAGCACTAGCAGACATGCCAGATACTTGCGCATCGATTTGAGCTTTCGTTGCGACCTCACGTACAGCGGACTGTGCGATATCGGCCTTGGAGGATTTCTGACCGGCGCGAAATGCGCCAGCCAGTACGATCAGCACGAACACCACGATTGTAGCGAACTGCATGATCTTGGATTTCAGTACAGCAAGAATGCTAAACATGGTATTTGAACTTCTCGGATTGCGGGATGCGGCTTACCGTACGCAAGATGTGGTACAAGGCCGGGTGGATTAGGTCAGACGCCGTGTAGGCGTGGCCGAGCAGTGTAGCGTTCGGATTGTTGCAAACCGTAGCCAGCACCTCAGCAACGCGGAACACTGTAGTACCATTGCCGTTTTCGGTCACACGCTCAACAAGCGTACGATTGGTCCACAGACCGGGCTGGTATTCGAACATGATACGCGCACCCAGGAGCACAGTGCTAGGAAGCACCATTGTATTCCATGTGGTCACGCCGTCGCCGTTGCCTGGAGTACCGGTCACATTCCCAAGCGGGAACATCTCAGCCGCAACACCCTTCGTTATATCGCCCTCAACCATGAACGCTGGCACCATGTCGATGACAGACTTATATCGCGGAGATGCCTTGATAGCCGCGTTTACGGCAGCTAGCTGACCGGTGACTGTATGCCAGGTTGCACTCAATATACCATAGGCGTTAACCGTACGACCGCTATCAGTGGATGCGCTTAGCGTCGGTATAATAGTGTAGCTAACGATAGTGGTGTTCGGATAGCGGACCTGTATTCTGTCTGCTAGACCAAACTTACGGTTATACCATGTGGTAGTCACGGCGTTAGTGTCGTTTCTACCGCCTTGGTCCGCTACTACCGTCCAGATCGGTTTGCCGCTGTTGTAACCAACGGCGATTGCGTCGAGCAAGTCCCACCGCTTGTAGGCATTGGTGGCAAGTTCGTACTCATCGTGTCCGCCCGGTACGCCCATTACAATGGGAATGTAGCTTCCATATGTGTCGTCGCGCTGGTCCACCCAACGCCGTAGCATGCCCATGTTACCACGGGCGTCTGCCGAGGCAGCAATTTCCTGGCGCTCGATAAGGCTATCACCGGTAACGAGAGGCACCGGCCTACCGTCCCAACCCTTCGCACAAATCAGCGACGGGCCGTAAGCCTGTATCTGTGAGTTCGTAGCGTTGCCGAGCGTATTGTACAGACTATCCGGGTCGAGGGCAGCAGTGCTTGCTCCATTTGCCGTAGCAAGAGCCTGCACAGCCGCTAAGCTTCCCGCACCCCAATACTTCTCGCCGCGATGCCGCTGGATGCGATATACGCCGCACCTCTGGGCGAGTTCAGCGCCGTGGTAGATCGTGCGGATACCGTAAACGGACCAGCCTGGAAGGTCTTGCGGTAGCGTTACAGTGCCGTGAACCACGCCCGTAGCTGCTGTAACCGTGGCAGCTTCTTGACCGATAAAATCGATCGGGTACTCTGTACCGTTGGGATGCACGAAGAACGCTTGGTCTATAACGGTGTCCGCGTTCGGAGACTGTGTTTCCTGTGGTGCGTTACCGCCCTCAGTCAACTGGAAGCCCACGTAGGTAATCAGGAAACTGTTGGTGGGGTAGTCCGGTGAGCCGAAGAACAGCTTTGAGCACTGATAATTCAGCCCTGTAGGATAGGTCCAGGGATTGGCCGTGCTCCCCGTAGGCCAACGCGTACGCGTGGCTGCGGGCATGTAGCGGTCAGGGTCCGGTGTCCAGAGTGGACGCCTTGCACTCTTGCGAGATGGGCCTTTCCACCGCTGTAGAAAGCCCTTGCGTCGTAGGGTCGGTGTGGCGACCATTAGAATTTCCTTCTGAACTTGTTCAGGGCGTTAGGTGCCTGTCTGTTGTGGACAGTCTCGCCTCTGCTCGCATTGATGACATGATCGAGGCCCTTGGGCTTTCGACCAGTACCCAACGGGTCTTGCATCATCTTGCGGAATGTTGCTGCACGGGCGGCTGCGCGAGCCTGCTCGTCATTGGCGCTAAGAGCCTCAACCCAGAACCGGACAGCAGACGCCAGAGCGTCTAGTCTATCGTCATGGATCAATGCACCTTTATCGCGGGTAACACGGGCTAGCTGTAGCCAGACGCTGTACGTATTCCGGTCTGCTGCCGGATAACGCTGGATACTTTCGATATCCTCGCGGAACAAGTCTTCGTGTACCACAAGCTTGCCATTGTTGATGACAGGCTCAAGTATGTCGATAATGCGTAGCTCTTTCTGACCGCTCTCCCATACTTCCTCAATGCCGCACTTGTGCTGCTTGACTAGTACAGGTTCCCAGATCAGGCGGAACGCGCCGTTGCCGAAGTTCTTCTCGATGCCAATGGTCCGTACCTTCCACTTCTTGGCAAGCTCAGTGAGCCATTCAAGGTTAGCTTCTGTAGGACCGCCAGTACGACCATCCACGTAAAGAAGGAACACGCGACCGGCTAGGAACCCGGTGATCGCAACCGCGATTTCGTCGGCGTTTTGACCGCCACCGGCAGGATCGACGTACATATAAGGCCCGCTGAGGCCCGCGAACTCGTCAACGCCCTGTAGCCTATACACGCGGTCTTTCAGCGTCGTGGGCCAACCCAGGGGCTGCTGCAACACGTTCTGATCGGTTCGCGCATAGTTCATGGTCATCGGACCAATGAGGTTGTCACGGTCGAATGCCGTAACGCGAAGCTGGCTTAGCTTGAGCGGGAACCGGTTACTGTCCGATAGGCTCGTGCTAAGCATGTACTGTAGCTGGAAGTATGCCGGACCTTGGTCCAGTTCCTTGGCTGTAAGTTCAAGCTCGTTGACCAGAACCGGATCAACCGGCTGTCCACGGTCGCCAATGGCACCGCCGCCTTGCCCAAGAGTTGGGTCAGCAGCGAGGCGATCAGCCACGTATGGGGCTAGATGGCCCGCGTACTCTGGCAGTTCCTTGGGTGTCGGGTAGCGTCCCGGCCAAATCTTGATGTCGTAGCCGCGAGCGGGCAGGGTGTTGTACACGCTGTCCACGGTCTGGGGCGTACCGAGATAGATGATTTCGCCAGACTTACAAATGGATGTGAAGTCCTTCGACAGCAGTATCAAGCGGTCGCGCTGTACCGGTGTAGCACCGTTCTTCTGGCTCTCGATGTCGTCGGCCAGTAGGATGTCAGCGCGCTTGCCCTGCATGTTCGATGTGATACCAATGCAGGCAACAGATGGGGATTTCTCCGCACCCTTGAGACTGTAGTGAATATCGTATGCTTCCACGGATGCTCTATCGCCATTAGCCCGGTCTGGGCGCATGCACTCAAGCTCATCCATGTTGTTGATGATCTGAATGATCCAGTTCGCGATTTCAGTAGCCTGAGTATCACCAGCGGAGATAATCAGAACTCGTGTCTTCGGGTTGTGGATCAATCGCCAGACGGCGTAAGCCGCTGCGATGGTAGTCTTTGCCTGCCCACGCTGCGCCTGTACCATGCGGTACTGCGGCCCGTGTGCAATGTAGTTGCCGATGTCTACTTGGACCTCAGAGCAATTAAAGCCCATAAGGTCTTCAATGACATCACGTAGAAAGTCCTCGAACTCTCTGTA